CCGCCGCGGGCCCGGCCGGAGGACGGCTCCCAGGTGCGCACGTTGACGGCCCGGGCCGTGGTGCGGCTGTACTGGCCGTCGGCCATCTGCCGGGCGGGCTGGCGCTCGTAGCCGGAGGACAGGTCGATCCCGCACTTGGGGAAGGACATGTCGGTGAAGGTCTCGGTCGTCATGGGCCTCACACCGTCAGGGACCGCAGCCACGGGTCCGGCGCCAGCAGCAGGTTCACCCAGAACTCGTCGTTGGCGTCGCCCAGTTCCGCGTCGGACGTCGGGCCGACCACGTCGGTGGCCCCCGGGAAGACGTCCCCGTCGCCGCCCAGGACCAGGTAGCCGTTGCCCAGCTGTTCGACCGCCATGACGCAGCGGCTGTAGGGCGCGTCGGGGTCCACGCCGGGGTCGGCCGGGAAGGTCGGCAGGATGGCGAAGAACGGGTTGGCCGGCGTCGAGGAGTCGTACAGCGCCCGCCCCGAGTTGGGGTGGACGATGCCCGCGGAGTCGCAGTACCAGTGCTGCGCCAGCGGCGGGGCGGCGTTGACCCACACGGCCGGCGGCGGGTAGTCGTCGCCGGCGATGCCCTCGGCGTTGAAGCGGCCGCTGCCCATCCGCATGGTCGTGCCCAGGCCGGCCAGCCAGCCGTTGAAGGCGGCCCGGTCCTTGAGGCAGCTGCGCACCGGCGAGGGCGGGTAGCCGAACTCGCCGTGGGTAAACAGCCGGCCGCCGCCCTCGACCCAGGACTTCAGGCGGGCGTTGAAGGTGGCGTCGGCGTACAGGTTGGCGTCCGTCAGGAACTCGCCGCAGGTGTTGCCGAAGGACATGATCACCAGGCTGAACTCGGTGAGGTCCTCGAAGCCGGCGAAGGAGACCGTGCCCCCGTAGTCGGTCGGCGCCTGGACGAACTCGTAGCCGTAGCCCTCGAACAGGGCGCGCAGGTGGTTGGTGCCCGACTGGATGTTGGCCAGGGTGAAGCCGATGCCGAAGGCGTCGATCAGCCCGACCTTGGGCCCGGTGTTGGGCGAGGCGTGGGCCAGGGCCAGCTGCGGCGGCACCGCCCAGGGCCCCTCGGCGCCGGGGCCGAAGCCCGGGCCGCCGCCGCCGCCGCCGCCGGCCCCGGTCCCGCCCCGGTAGCTGGTGCCGACCACCACGTTGAGGTCCTGGACGGCGCGGGCCCCGTTGACGCGGGCGTCGACGTAGCGGGACAGGCCGGGGCGGGCGCCGCCGCGGCAGCGCTTGCCGGCCGCCTCGCAGAAGCGGCAGTTGCGCGCGCGGGCGGTCGTCAGCGGCGGCTGCTCGGCGGCCGGCCGGCTGGCGTCCAGGCCCTTCTCGGGGAAGGGCAGCGGGGCCAGGGATTCCTGGTCGGGCATCGTCACCCTCGCGGTCGGAAAAGGGCCGCCCCTGTCCGTGGCGGCCTGCCAAGGGGTGGGGGCAGGGACGGGACCCGGGGCGGCGGTCCTCAGCCGAGTTTCAGGGAGCGGCGCAGGTGGTTGGCCTGGGCCTGCTGGACGGCCTGCTGCTGCAGGGCGTGCATCTGCTGGACGCGGCGGGTGTCCTCCACGCAGCGCTGGGCCATGCCGAGCACGGCCAGGGCGAAGTCGAGGTTGCCGAACTCCGGCCCGAAGTGGACCTGGACGCCGCGCGTCCGGGGGTCGAACTCGACCCGGATGCAGGGGTTCGTGCCGTCAGTGGCTTCGTTCACGGTCGCTCTCCCGGTGGGGTCAGGGGTTGGCCGGCGGCCTGTTCGGCCGCCAGCAGTTCGTTGCACAGGGCCAGGGCGCCCTCTTTTTGCTTCATGGCGCCGACCAGCTCGGCGGCCTTGTTCTCGGCGATGGTGACGGCGACGCGCAGCCGCTCCAACTCGTTGGCGAGCGCGTTGCGGCGGGCCGTCAGGTCCTGGACCGTCATTGGCGTTCAAGCCTCCTACGTGGTGACGGTGGCCGTCTGGGCGGCGCCGCCCACGTCCGGCCACAGCAGCGGGATGACCAGCCAGCTCGTGCCGTCGCAGATCACGCGAAAACAGCCGCCGACCTTCTCGGAGGCCGTGGACAGCGCCACCGTGTTGGCCGCCGCATCGTTGAAGAGGACCAGCTGGCCGTTGGTTTGCGCCGTCAGGGTCACGTTCTGGTCGGCGGCGACGTAGATCAGCACGTCCGTGCCGGCCAGGCCGGCCGCCACGGTCGGCAGCGTGAAGTTGACCGCGCCGGCGGCGCCGCGGGTCGTGAGGACCGAGCCCGAGTCGGTGGCGGCGAGGGTGTAGTCGGCGGTCTTGGCCTGGACGCGGGTCTTCTGCCCGTAGAGGTAGGCCAGGCCGGAGAAGATCAGGGCGTCCGCGCTCTGGTCCCAGGTCATCTTGGCGCTGGCGGTGTCGCCGTACCAGATTTGGTCGATGCCGGCGCCGTCCACGCCCCAGGAGATCGAGCTGTTGGCGGTCAGCTGGAGGACGTCGAGGTCGGTGCCGTCCCAGCGGACCTGGATGTCGCCGGCCGCCCCCAGGCCGGCGGTGGCGCCGGTGCCGAAGTGCAGTTCGACGTTGTCCTCGAACTTGAGGCGGTTGGCCGAGGCGTCGAAGCTGACGTAGGCCGAGGCCGAGCCGCCGTAGAGCAGCAGGTCCCAGCTGGTGGTGCCGTCGCCCAGCTGCAGCGGCGAGTCGTCGAGCCTGGGCAGGACCTTCAGGGTGTCGCTGGCCAGGTCGCCGAGGGGCTCGGACTGCTTCAGGGCGGCGCCGAGGAGCCGCATCAGGCTTTTGGTGTTCATCGCGGAAACCCTCCCGTTGGTAAGGCTGGATGGCCTATCAGGGCACTCCAGGGTTTAGAGCAGCGAATACAGGGCGTTCATGGCCGTGGTGCCGGCCGCGGTGCTGTCGAACAGGACCTCCACCTTCTCCACGCCGCAGAGCGGCAGCTTGATCCGGGCCATGAGGTTGTTGCCCGGACTGGTGATCCAGACCGAGCCCGTCGAGGCGGCGCCGCCGCTGTCGGTGTCGGTGGTCTTGGCCTGGGCGCCGGTGACGGTCGCGTGGGTGACGATGGTGTCGGCGAAGCGCTCCGCGTTCGTGACCAGCGCCCCGGCGACGCCGACCAGGGTGCTCAGGGTGCAGGTGAACTGGCCGAGCAGGTCGGGCACCCACAGGGGGCGGGCGGCTCCCAGGGCCCGCCGCCAGCCCCAGACGCGGACGTCCATGGTGTCGTCGTCGCCCGCGGTGGCGTAGGGCCACAGCAGCAGCCACCCGGGCACGCAGGCGCCGGGGACGCCCAACTCGATGACGCCGTCGCTGGCGGGCTCCGTCAGGGTCGGCACCCGGGAGGCGAACGACGTGGCGGTGGCGTCGGCCGCCAGGACCTTGCGGAGTTGTCGCTGGTAGGTCATCAGTCGTACTCCACGCCGTTGAAGGTGACCGTGTAGCCGTCGGGGTTGTGCCGGCGGCGGGCCCGGCCCTTGTGGTCGCTGCGGTCGCCGTTGTAGCCCAGGTTCTGGGGCTTGTTGCGGCGGTCGATGTCCATGGACACCGCCAGCCGCTCCTGGAAGTATTGCCAGCGGACGCCGCGGGCGTCGTCCAGGTTCAACTCGGCGACCGCCTGGCAGCTGGCCAGCAGCGTCTCCGCGTGCTGGGGCCCGCCGTAGGCGTAGGGCCGGTCGCCGGAGAGGAAGTCGGGGTTCAGGTAGTAGGCGAACTCCAGCGTGTAGGCCTGGTCGGCGGCCGGGTACAGGTGCAGCCGGAAGCGCTGCCCCTGGTGCTGCCCGGTCCCCTTGAGCGGGTCGATCGCCGCCGCCAGCGGCCGGCCGGTGGCGTCGGGGTTGAGGGCGTACAGGTGGCGAACGTCGCCGGCCACGCTCACCGTGGTGCCGGCCGCCGAACCGGCGGTGCTGACGGTGATCGGCCCCTCCAGCCCGGCGAAGTCGAGCGGCAGCGGGACCTCGCTGGCTCCCTGGGCGAGCGTGAAGCTGGCCACCGGCTTGAGGAAGCTCCAGTCGTAGCCGCAGTGGTAGAAGTTCCGCAGCCCGCTCTTGACGCACTCTTTGATGGACGCCTCCTGGCGGGCGTCCCAGGCGGGGTCGCCGTTGTCCGCGCCGCGGCCGAAGCCGAGGAAGAACCCCACGGCCCCGGCCAGGTCCTTGTAGGCGGCGGACAGCGACGGCTGCACGGCTCAGTACCCCTTCGGCTTGGGCCTGGGGGGCTTCTTGCCCTTGGACTTGCCCTTGCCCTTCCTGGCGCCGGGCGGACATTTCACGGCCATGGTTCGGCCCTTTCCGGTTAGAAGACCTGGGCGATCTGGGCCCAGGCGAGGCTGGTGCTGCCGGGCGTCGAGGCGGTGGCGTTGAGCAGGGCGAAGACGAAGCCCAGGCGGACGTCGTTGGGGAAGTCGGTGCCGTCGGCCGACGCCATGGTGTAGCTGTCGATCAGCAGGTTGTCGGCGTAGAACTTGAGCTTGTAGCTGTCTTCGGGGTCCCACTTCATGCCGAGCTTGACCCAGGTGTCGGCGGCCAGGGTGACGGCGTCGGCCTCCACCGTGACCTGGGTGACGCCGTCGGCTTTGTAAACCGCGTCCACCTTGTCGCCGTCGCCCTCCAGCCGGTGCCAGCCGACGAAGTTCTCGTCGGCCAGGGTGCCGGCCGAGGCGATCGGCACGGTGGCCGACAGGGCGCTGCTGTCGATCAGGCCGACGAAGAAGCCGTGCTTGGTGTCGGCAATGGTGCTGGTCTTGAGGCGGCACTCGAACCAGAGCTTCTTGGTGGAGCGGCTGATCTGGAACGGGTAGACCATCTGGCCCAGCGACACGCCCTCGTTGTCGCCGTCGGAGGACAGGGTGATGCCGCCGCCCTGGGCGTCCAGGGCGGCGATGGCGGCGCCGTCGGAGCCGAAGCACTTGAGGCCGTCGGCCCAGTAGGCCTCGGCGGCGTTGACGTTGGTGGCGGTCCGGAAGGTGGCGAAGTCCCAGCGCCGGGCGTAACCGTCGACCAGGCTGCGGGGGTCGTTGATGTCGCGCCAGGGGCAGTCGCCCCAGATGGCCGGGGACGGCTTGCGGTCGGTGTTGGACGTGCCGTTTTGGCGGTGGATGATCGTGTTCATTGGCTTTTCTCCCGCGGACGAAAAGGTCAGGTGAGGTCAGTCCCGGTTAGGCACGCCCTAGTCCGGCATGGTAGTGTTGGTGGCCAGCACGAAGTTGCGGCGGCGGTCGGTGCAGTAGGTGTTCAGGGTGCAGTCGGTGTGCGTGGCCGAGACCGTGGGCTGGTTGCTGTGGACGGGGATCGGGGTCTCGTGCATCCACTCGCCACGCAGGCCCATGAATTTGAAAACCCCCCAGTTGACGCCGTAAATGGGGCCGGTCGTGTCGTCCTCAAGCTCCCGGGCCCAGGTGAGCGGGGTGCGGCGGAAGACCACCTTGCCCTCGACGGAGTCGAGGTCGTAGCCGAGGTTGTCGTTCTGGCTCTTGAGGAGCTTCTTGCAGGCCGAGAGGACCGCGTAGGTCGTGTACAGGCCGTAGTCGTTGCCGGTGTTGTAGCTGGGGACCTCGTCGACCAGCGGCTTGAAGGCGGTCCAGGTCATGGCCCGCTCGAGCTTGTCGATCAGGTCCTCGAAGGTGACGCTGGTGTACTGCGTGGCGTAGTTGGCCCAGCGCGGGTAGGTGGTCGGGTTGATGTTGCCGACCACGGTGTAGCCGCTCGGGACCGTGCCGTTGAAGCCGTTGTTGGTGGTGACGGCGGTGTTGGACTTCACGATCCAGTAGGGGATGCCGTGGAAGTCGTCCTCGTTGGTGGTGGCCGGGCAGCGCCAGCCGCGGCGCTCGAAGTATTTCACCGCGTCGCCGAAGGCGGCGATGCGGCGGGTCTTGGTCAGGTCCACGATCTTCCGCGGGGTGCGGTTCATGGCGATCTCGCGGCGCTCGATGCCCCAGTTCCACGTGACGTGGCGCCAGGGCATCTTGCCGGTCGTCATGATGTTGGTCGGGTTGACGCTGGCCGTGTAGTAGAGGCCGACGCCGCGGGCGCTGCCGTTGGTGTCGGTGGCGAGGTTCCACTGGACCTCGGGGCCGGCGTCGAAGGTCATCTTGTTCTTCTTCGCCAATCTCTTCAAAAAAATGGTGTCCTGGTAGTCGGACATCACGTCGGTGAACTTCAGCTCGCCCAGTTCGTTGAGCGTGGTGGTCACCAGGTCGGCGATCTCGGTGGCTTGCAGGGTGGCCATGGCGGTCTCCAGTGCGGCGGGTCAGGGGTGGTCGGGCGGGCCGGGGCTCAGTCCGGCAGCCCGTTCTCCTCGAGCGCGTCGAAGTCGGCGTCCGTGACGCCGCGCTCGCTCAGCTTCCGGGCGACCGCCTTCATGGCGCGCCGGTCCCCCTTGGGCTCCGGGTCGGCGCGGCGGTAGGTCGGCCGGGCCAGGCCGGCGCCGTTCCACTCGCTCTCCCGTCGCCGCTGCTCCTCACTGGCACTCGTCGGGGCTTGGGCCGGGGCCCGGGCCGGGGCGTGGTCGCCCCCGGCGCGGGCCCCGAACAGGATCTCGACGGCCCGGTCGACCTTCTGGGCGAGCGTGCCGGGGCCGTTCATCTTGCGCACGAGGTCGATGGCCGCGTTGCGGCGGACGAACTCGGCGCTGGTCTTGTCGATCTCTTCGAAGGTGGCGGTGCCGAACAATTCGGGGTGCCTGGCGAAGGCGGCGTCGCACTGCTGCGTGGCCGTGCGGCGGGCGCCGGCCTGCAGGTCGCCGTGGATCTGGCCGACCAGGGCCTTGAGGGCCTTCAGTTCCTTCGCCTGGGCCTTGATCACGCCCAAAAGGTCGGGGTCGTACTTCTCCTCGTCGATGCCCAGGGCGACCTCCTCGTCGGCCGGGGCGGGCTCGTTGCCGGCGGCGGCGGGGGCGTTGCCCGGCTTGCGGGCCGGGGCGGCCGGGGGCGCCGGCGGGGCGGGCTCGGGCCGCTGGCCGAGGCGCTCGAGGATGGTCAGGTTGACCAGGGCGCTCAGCTCGGCGGCGGGCGTGTCGGCGATCTCCTGCTCGCTGAAGCCCAGCTCGGCCGCCTTGGCCGCCAGGCGGGCGGGCACCTTGGGCCGGTCGGCGGGCGCGAAGCGGCCGTCGGGGCCGCGGGGCGGCGCCGGGGGCTCGGCCGGCCGGGCCCGGGGGGCGGCCGCGGCGGGGTACTCGCCGTCCAGGACGGGGTCGAAGGCGCTGTCGCCCACGTCGTACTGGTCGTCGGCCGGCGGCGCGGGCGGCGGGTTGGTCTCGGTCGTCGGGTTGGCGGTTGCCACGGGTGTGTCCTCTGCCCTGGGTGCAAAACGTCAGTCGATGACGGCGAAGAAGAAGTTCAGGGTGGTGCCGCTGTAGTTGCCGATCACCACGCTGTCGATGTCCTCCAGCGACGGCTCGGAGCCGCCGGTGATGATGGTGGTGTTGGCGACGGCCAGGACGGCGTCGAAGCCGGGGAGCCAGAAGGGGACAGTGGCCTCGACCTTGAAGACGGCGTTGCCGGTGGCGCCAACCAGCTGGATGTAGCAGTCCTGGTCGGCCCACAGGTACAGGTAATCCCAGTCGGCCGGCACGTCGTCGTCGTCGTCGAACACCGTCCGCACGGTTGCCGTGGCCAGGGTGCCCAGCACCAGGTGGTAGGTGCCGCTGACGGTGATGTCGAGTTCGTCGGTGAGCGCGTCGGCGGCGGCGCCCTGCTTGCCCTGGACCGTGAGGCCCTGGCTGGGCAGGCTGAAGTTGCTCAGGATGGAGAGGGTCGCCATGGCTCAGTCCCCGTAGCCGCCGTCGTTGTCGTGGAGGCCGTAGGCACGCAGGTAGCGCTTGCGGTGGCTGCGGCAGGTGAACACGGGCCGGCCGTCGGGCCGGAACTCCGTGGGCACGCCCTTCGCCCTGGCCGACTCCGTGGCCTCGGCCACCTGGTCGGGGTGGACGCCCAGGGCCCGCGACGCCAGGGGCTTCCAGCCCACGAGGGAAGCGCCGGCCGGGCCGTCGACTTCCGCCGCCGGCGGGCAGGCGGCGTCAAACTCCTCCTTCGACACCGGCCGGCCGTCGATCAGGTACTGGGTGCGGTCCCCGTGGCCGCGGATCACCAGGCGCATCAGGCGGCCCCCCCGAGTTGCGGTTGGCGGCCCCGGCGCGGGTCGCCGCCGGTGTTGACGCCGAGCATGGCGTTGACCAGGTTGCGGTCGTCGCCCTGCCGGGTGCGGCCCGGCAGGCTCTCGCGGACGTAGCGGCGCTCGGTCTGGGCCGGCATGCCGGGCCCGCCGCCGCCCCCGGGGCCGCCGGCGGTGGCCGGGGCGGGCGGCTCCTGGATGGTCACGATTTCGGCCAGGTCGGGCATGTCCATGTACTGGCCGATCTTGCGCAGCCAGGCGTGGATGTCGAAGGCGATCCCCTGCTGCATGAGCAGCTGCATCATGGGGATCACGATCTGCTGCACCACCTGGTTGAGGGCCTGCATGCGCTCCTGGGGCGTCGAGTGCTGCAGGCTGTAGGGGTCGACCTGGATCTCCAGGTCCTCGAAGCGGCCGCGCTGGCGCATGGCCGGGGTGACGGCCCGGGCGATCTCGACGTTGGGCAGGCCGGGCAGGGAGTGCCGGGAGCGCTGCACCAGGAACGGGTCGTTGTACCAGTACCAGCACAGGGCCTCGACGACTTCGCTGGTGAAGTCGACGGTGCGGGCCTGCAGGTCGGTGACGGTGCGGCTGGCGTTCTCGTTGAGGAGCCGGTCCTGGGTGGCCGTCTTGGACTGGGGGCTCAAGCCACCCATCATCTCCAGGTTGCCGGCGAAGTAAGAAAACAGGTCGCGGAACTGCGTGGCCATGACGAAGACCGGCTGCAGCGCCTGGCCGCCGGTGACGCGTGTCTGCACGGCCTCGGGCCGGTCGACGCGGAGCACGTCGCCGTCGTCGCACTCCATGACCCGGCTGCCGTCCTCCAGGGCGCCGCCCTGGACGAAGGTGTTCTCCTTGACGCGGTCGACCATGCGCACGGCCTTGCGGAAGGTGCGGTTGGCGGCCTCGTGCAGGTCGACCAGGTCCTGGAGGGGGCCCTTGGGCAGGGCGTTGCCGGGGACGATGCCCAGGGCGAGCAGGTGGTAGGGGCCGGCCTCGGGGCCGACCCAGGCCTGCTCGCGGAGGGGGTCCTGGTCGCCGTCGGGCAGGCCGCCGTCGTCGGAGGCGAGGGTGAGGACGGTGCGGTGCCGGGGCAGGTAGACCTCCCACAGGTCGACCATGTCCTGCCACTCCTCGACGTCGCCGTAGCCGCTGGTGCCCAGGGCAGAGGTCCTGTCGCCGCCGGTCTCGTTGTGGCGGCGGCGGTCGGTGGGGGTGAGGTTCTTGCGGTCCTTGGAGTAGAGGTCGGAGTCGCGGACGGCGTCCAGGGGGACGCGGTAGCGGTGGAACAGGAAGCCGCACTCCTCGAAGGAGCGGGCGTTGGAGTCGTAGCCCCAGTCGTCCAGGTCGATCAGGCCGGCGTGGGGCAGGCCGGCGCCCTGGCCCCAGGAGGCCGTGGCCGCCTCGGCCGGGGTCGTCAAGGAGACCTTGCAGATGCCGACCGAGAACAGGGCGTCGGTGACGACGCGCTGCAGGGTGTTGGCCAGCTTCATGCGCTTGATCTGCTGGTTGGCCCAGGTCTGCATGGCCGACACCATCGGCTTCAGGGCCCGGTCGAAGGTGCTCAGCATGACGCGCGGGTTCTTGGCGATCAGCGAGCGGCCGACGATGGACACGTAGAGCGCGATCAGGTTGACGAACTCGCGCTTGTCCTGGGAGACCTCCTCGGACCAGCGCGGGCCGGCGAACAGGCGCACCAGCTGGGCGCGCATCGAGCAGGGGTACTCCAGCTCCTTGCGGCTGCGCTGCATGGCCCGGCACAGGCGGGGGACGTCGAGGGTGAACCGTTTCATCCGGCCCACCTCTCTTCCCGGTCCTGCTCCTGGCGGCGGCGCAGCTGGCGCCGCCAGGCCAGGGAGCCCTCGGGGGCGGCGGCCTGGGGGTCGGGCTTCTGCCGGGTCGCCGGGCCGCCCAGCTCCTTGCAGAGCTTCCAGGCCAGCGCGACGGCGATACACCTGTCCCCGTGGTTGGACGAGGCGCCGGTGGGGTCCGTCGAGCGGGCGGCGCGGCTGTGCTCGATGACGC